CTTCATTTGATTTATCCATATATACTTTAGGACTACCGCTTTTTTGAACCGTAACTTTTGGCCTGAAAAATAACTCTTTATTTAATACCTCTTGTTCTCCTAAATTAGCGAAGTCGGGCATTGGGAAATCAAACCTGTTTCTTCTTGTTAGAATTTTAGGTATTCCTTGGCAGTATTGTGTCCTAGGTAAAATCTGTATAATTGACATATAAATCCCATGCTCCTCCGCATCAAACTTAAATCCTTTCATCAATCCTCCGGCGCCGGCTATTCCGGCTGGCGTACCCAACGGAGTATTTGATGTTTCAGATGTTTGTAAAACATCTCCTATCTGTATAGGTAATTTACCTCCACCAAGAAGAATAGGTCTTTGAGCCGTAGAATCTGGAAGATTCGTACCGAAGTGACCTAATAAAAAATCTTTATACCTTGTTCCAAATAAAAGTAACTTCTCTTTGTAATGTTGAAGCCTAATAGCCCTTCTAAATTGTTCTACTGTCGTACCTGAGGCTTCGCTTAAATCAGCGTAAAGAGACTCATATTCTCCATTTGCTCCATCTTTTTTAACAACTTTAGCCTTTAGACCAGTATAAATATCTTGTTCAGGTACTAACCAATGGCCTTTATTCTGTATGTAATCATGGCCTATCTCAACTTTATCTCTTATATTACCACCTTCAACAAAAAATTGACCTTTAACATAGGCTTTACTACCGAGAGGTAACATAACAGGGTCCCCTAACTGAGCTGTAGGACTAGCAGTTGTGAAATAATCCTTTTCCCAATTTGATATAAATGGCTTACCATACAACTCAATTAACATTTTAACTTTATCATCAATAACGAAATTGGTTTCCATATAATAGATAAGATCTTTATCTAAAATGGGAACTTCAGGCTGTGTTATGGGATCTCTGTAATACTCGTTGAAAATCAAAGCATAAGCCGAAAATGGTAAAGCCGATATATGAAATGTTGAACTACCATCCACAGCTATAGAATCATTACCATCCAATAACTTCCTCAAATCTTCCAAAATATTTGGAAATCCTAAATAATCGGCTAGTGATCCTTGACACAAAAATTTATAATTATTATTGCCAATGAAATCATCCATACTTACACTTGCTTCATCTGTATTAATTTCTATCTGCGGAACAATTAGTGTCTCAGTATCAATATGACTGGAATCTGGACTTATAAACTTTTCCCAATCTTCCATTATCAACCTGTTAGGAACAAAGAAATGGTGTACATATACATTAACACGGTGTTTAATGGGGGCGATTAACGGCATGAGGCTGATACTGAATTCATTATCCATCTTAAAAGTATCTCCTGGCATTGCTTCGTGCCAAAAAAATGGAATTAACCTCCCGAAGGGTATTGTCATTAACTTTGTGTGTGATAGATCAAACACACTCTTTTTAGGTTTTTTAACTAAAACCTTTTGAAATTGTTTCATAATTTAACTAGTTTAAGTTTTAAAATTATTTGGTTAATTCATGACCTAGCTCTAATACTTCTAGAAATTTTGAAAAGTATGGATTATTTTTCCTAAATTCCTTTGTATATCTCTGAACTTCTAGATCATCTTCCAATAACATTTCTCTAATCTTCAACATTGAATTATTCAACTCTCTATCTTTATCACGAGTTTTACCAATCTCATTGTATTTCTTTATTAACTTGTCAAACACTTTATAATCTTCATCATATACTTGTAAGTCAAAACCTAGTAGATGAGCTGCGTCTGTTATCTCTTTCATGTTATATCCTTCCAGAGCCATCATTTTTACTACTTCCAGGTTTAACATTTTGTTTCTTTGAAGATCAAGATTATACCTGATACTACTTTGATATCTATCTCGTCTTTTTTGTTCTTCATGAAATTCTGTATCGATCACAGATCTTTTTAGTTCCTCTTTCTTCAATAGAGTGTCATAGATACTACTAATTCCTGAAGAAACATCCATAATCCTAGCTCCTACAGAGAGCGGGCTTTCATAGGAATATCCCTCGGCCGTTACATGTCCTGATTGATTTCCTACGTTTCCAGATGAGTACATCAAATAGGGATTTAAACCAGCCTCTAACATCCGTTCCAGCTGTGCTTTGGGTGTGTTATAGGCATTCATTTTATCTATCATCCTCTCATTGAACAAATTATTCATCATGGCGATCCTTTCATTACTCTGATTAGTCTTATATTGACCGTACATACCTAAACCTCCTCTTAATAAATCTGTAATGAGAGGAATATAAGGTACAATATTCATTCCTTGGTTCATAATATGTTTCTGAACTTTTTACGTTTCAAATTTAATTCAAAAATCCTTTGCTTCTCTTCATTTTTAAGAAGTATATATTTAAAGTACGAAGAGTTTGGAAACTTTTTTTTGTACTCTCTTAACTTTTTATCTAACTCTTCGAAAGAAGGTGAAAAAGAATCAGCGATGATTTCACGCTCTCTTTTTGTGTAAATCTTCTCCTTATAATATCTTGGCATTGGTAGTCTTTTTTCATAATAACTCACATAGGAATTACTTAGATTATGATAATTTTTCATAATCTCAACATAAGAAATTCCTATACCTTTCGACATCAAGTTAAATGAATCATTAACTACATTGTTAGGCTTATCACCTCTATTCAGGTGATACTTACAAATATATCTTAATCGCCTAGCATTAGCCATCGAACTAGTGATATGTCCATTATTCCACTTTGAAAGTATAAAATTATCATCTAACACTTTATTAGTAAATATAATAGCGTGATAGTGTGGTCGAGCTGTAATCTTTCCATACTCTCCCACAACGTAGTACTTAATCTTAAACACTTTCCTAACTCTCTTCATGAAATCCTGAACATCTTTTTTGAACAAAGTTGGATAATCTCCTTTATAAGGTACTTTTTCATCATCATATGTCAGTGTGATGAAATATGTATAGGTCCAACTTTTCGATTCATAGAACAATCGGAAAAACCAATTTGCGGCTCTATTTTGTAAACAAGCGAAGCATTTGCCGCAGGGTACAATATGGCTCTTCCGATTTTTCCTGTCATAAATATATTGTGGTCTGATACACATCATTTTATCCGTTTACAAACGTTTACAAACGGGAACCACCTCGAGTTACTCGAACTATTACCTTTCCTCTTCCGCTCTTTTTAAGGCGTGAACGCCTCTTGTAAAGTCTTTTTCTCATTGTTTTTCTTTTTAAATTATTAAAAAAATTCTTTACTCTTTGACACATTGGTGTCAACTAGCACTATATTTATCAAGTTATAAATATAGTGCTTTTCCGAAAAATCGCTATACCCCGTCGGCAGCTTTTTCGCCAGCCTTGTCGTCGCTTCGCTTCTCCGCAGCCGGCTCATCACTAGCCGACTTTTGCGATTTTTCTTTCCTCGTTCCCTTGTCAGGAACTCTAAACTCTTCCACTTCTGCTAGAAGTATATCCTTTTGATCCAAATTAATACTATTTAATGGATCAAAATCATCCAGAGACGGATCTGTTCCCTGATATAGTCCGTCTCTCATCACATCAGGAGCCACACCTGTTCTAATGAATCTTTGAATCATCGTTGACAAAGGTTCAGTTTGATTAGGAACAGTTAAAGAATCGCCAATAGGTACTATGTCTCTATAGACGATATCATTTTCAAAAATAGATTTAAATTTCATTTTTTCAATTTTTATTTAAAAAATTTAACACTGACGCGGGGCTGATCAGCCCCTTGTCTGCTCATTTTTTCAAACGATTATAAACATGTTTAAAATCGTTTAAAAAAATCGAGCTTTTAAATTCCAAGAGGAAACATCGGTAATGGTCTGGCAGCCAATATCCTATTATAAACTTGTAGGATAATCTGCTCTTGTAAATCCGGGTCTTGGTAAGGGAAACACCTTATTACCTCATCTTCAAATCTTTTGAAATCACCATTTAATACTGGTAAATTCTCAAATATTCTAGCCATATTCCAGTACTTCAAACCTGCTGTCATGGACTGACTTACAGAATCTGGAATTGATGTCATCTCAGCGTACCTTCTTTGATAACCAAATACTTCATTTGATTTATCCATATATACTTTAGGACTACCGCTTTTTTGAACTGTAACTTTTGGCCTGAAAAATAACTCTTTATTTAATACCTCTTGTTCTCCTAAATTAGCGAAGTCGGGCATTGGGAAATCAAACCTGTTTCTTCTTGTTAGAATTTTAGGTATTCCT